GTCTGCTTTGTTGGCTGAAAGATAACCAATAACATCTGCATTAATGCCGTTATTGATTGCCCAACCTTGCCAATCATCAAAACTTACTTCAAGTTCGAAATGTAAAAATCTGTTTTCTAACGGACTAGGCATTTTATATGTAACACCTTTGTCTGTTTCTCTGTTACCAGCCGCAACAACCACAACGTTATCAGGCAAATGATATTGTCCTACACGTCTGTTTAGCACTAACTGATATGCACTGGCTTGAACTGCCGGAGGTGCCGCATTTAATTCATCTAAGAAAAGCACCACTTTGTCATACTTACTGCATAGTTCTTCCGTAGGAAGTTCTGCAGGGGAGGCCCACTCCATAGTATTTGTTTCTGGGTTTCTGTACGGATATCCTTTGATATCTGTTGGATCTAAAAGAGGCAATCTTAAATCAATTAGAAAACCATTGTCTTCTTCTGTGATTTGTTGCATCAATTCTGATTTGCCAATACCGGGAGGACCCCATAAAAATACTGGTCTTTTCTTGTCAAAAGCCTTCTTGACATAAGATTTAGCCTTTGATAGCCTAATCTTTCTTACTATTGTATCTTGTGACATTTTTACTCCTATGTTTAATGTTACCTACATATATTATTATACGTCGATATCGAGGTAATGTCAAGAGTTATTTTAAACTTTTTAACCATTTATTAAAGTCATTTCCTCTTAACTTTAACATAAATGCGTCTTTACCGCTGAATAACACCATTTGTTTGCCGTCTACATAATAAGGAAACTTCATTACTTTATCCATTTTAATTACAATGTTACTAGTGATTTTAATGTCTTGTATTTTATATTGATAATAGTCATACACTTTCTTCATAATTTTAAGACCATATGGACTTAATCTTAAACCAGTTACATTGTTTGGACTCAGTCTAAAGTTTTTAAATATTTGGTACAAAAGGTCTTCGGTTTCGTATTCTTCGATACCAAGTTCTTCTCTTAATTGATTGGTTATTTTATATTGTATGCTATTTCTTAACGATGTCACTTTCTTGAACCTCAGTCCCTTGGTCTAATCTAACAACAGAAAACTTGTCTGTTGTGAATTTTTTGTTAAGGCGTTCTGCAAGGTTAAAGGCGTGTCCAGGATTTGAAAAAGAAACTTTCTTATACTTAGGACCTGGGTAGTCCATAAAGATATGACTGACTCGTAAGTTGATAGGTTCGCCATCAAAAAATACACTATAGATTGATTCTGCTTTAAGTATCTGCTCACTCTTATGTGTTTCTGTGTCTGTATGTTCTAATATAATTGTAGGCTTTGGTCTACTCATTGTCTGTCTCCTGTATACTTATTTATCAAAAAAATAGTTAAAACTACTGTTAATGATTTAATAATTACTTCTTAAAAGTCCAAACAATCCTGCGTCTCTACGCCTCTCAAATGTTATATATGCTATTTTAGTTTTGTCAACTACGTTAAAGTGCCAACCAAATTTACCTTTGCATTTTTCGTTTATACGTTCTAATACTCCTGCAGGTATGCCTATACTTTCCCAAGGTTCATCAGGACCTCTGGCCCACTCGACTCTATACTGGAAAATTTTGTTATACCCACAATCTTTACGCCAATCGAAACTCTTAGAAGTGTCCGCCATCTGCATCTACATCAAATATTGTTTTATCTGGTTTATGGAACATATCGATTTCATCTTCGATTGCGATTAGTTGGTCTAGTAACCATTGTGAGTCTAGTATCGCAGTAGGCGAAGTGTTTGCTTTTTGTTCTACAAGTATTTTAAGACTGGTCAATGCTTCGCTTTTCACGATTAAGTTCCCTTAGTCTTCTTCTGCACTCTATTTTGTTTGCAAATGGTCCTTCATAACCATACTCTAATAGAGTAGAAAGTTTAGGACAATTACCGTGTTTCCACGCCTTGTCGAAGTTTATACAATACCAACCTGCGGCATAGTATACATCACTGTTTGATGTTTTTGCAAAAGTTGGTATCCTTGGATTGTAGTTAGGATGTGTTTCATCAATTGGAAAAGGATTTTTATACTTAATAGGATGTCCTTGTATAAAGAAAGTTCCTGGCTCATTTACATTATCTAATTGTGTACTAAACACATCTTTAGTAGTGCCTAAAAATCTTAAACAGTCTTTTTTAGTTTCGAATGTTTCTCTCTCACCACTTTTATCAAGTAAGTCAAACTTACCTTGTATTGTTTGGCTTAATATACCAACATTACCTTTCTTACCTGCATCTAAAACTAACCAACTGTTATCAGTTATGGCTTTCAATTTTGCTTTCATCTTTCATCGCTCCTTTATTTAACATAGTAGCAAACTCTGTGGCATCATCTGCCAACCGTTGCATATCCCATTTAGCACAAAACTTCATAAAAGCAAATCCTACGTTAGTAGCACGTGGCTTTTGTAATGCTTCGTCAATACTTTCTAGACAACTTTGCCTTATCTCGTCTGGCTGTTCAGTTAAATCTATAAGTATTTTGTTTCTCAAAAAGTCATCTCTAACTCTGTGTTCTTCTTCATTATGGTCTGTCCATCTTTGTAACATAAAGTTGTTATAATTGAACCCGCCTGTGTTTCTATCTTCAAAGGCTTCCATAATACCTGTTTTGTTTTTGCTACCTTTCTTTCTAGCACCAGGGTATGCACTGAAAATGTTATCACTAGAGTCGCCTCTAACACACTTTTCAAACAATGCAAACTCTGGATCTATCGGTGTCTTAACATCTTTAGTCTTTTTATCAATTACCCACTCGCCTGTTTTAACACTTTTAAAGCCTTCTAAACTAACTAGTTCATCTGTAGTGCCGTTATATTGCGTTACATTGGGTGCTATGAGTTGATAAAAGTCACTATCAGTACTAACAATAATATGCTCATCGTCCGGACGTTGTTGTATCCATATAGCAATCATGTCATCTGCTTCTGCTTGTTTGTTCTGCAAGATAGTTGCATTTGTCTTTTCTTGTAAGAATTCAATAAAGTCATTGTATGCTTCAAAGTACAACTCATCATCTTCTTGTTCTTTTACACTTCTTTGGTCAGCAATAACTCTACGGTTTGCTTTGTAAGGTGTATAAAAGTCTTTTCTCCAACTTCTTCCTTCCAAACAAAATACAACGTGGTCGCCGCCAAAGTCCCTGTAGGCTTTCCTAATACTGTTTAATGTAATGTGCATTGCCATACCGATTTTCATATCAATACTTTGCCCTCTACCGCCAACGTGTTTGGCTCGCATAAACATATTAAGACTGTCTACAAGGATATACTTCACTCTTTATCTTCCCCTTCTTCTTGTTCTGTTTCTTTTACAAAGTCTATATCTGGATTCTGCTGTAAGCCAAAGTCCATATCTGCTCTTTCTTGTAATAATACAGTTCTACATAAATCATTGAACCAAGTATTAACTACAACTTCATCGCTTTCGCCTTTGTAACCGTTTTCGTGTAACATTTCTACAAACTTGTCATTCCAATCTAGTTCCATAAAACCTGCTTTAGGATTTTCAGGATCTACATCCATCTTAAGAACATTTACATAAGGTTCGTCATTTACTTCTGCTTTTTTCTTGTGGAATTCTTGTTCAGTAATTACACCTTCTCTAAGGTCAATTTCTAACTTAATAACTTCTGCGTTGTCAGGGTCATTTATTTCTGCTAGACGTTTATCTAAATCTGCGCCTTCGTAAAAGTATTCTGCTTCTGCAACAAGTCTGCTTTTGCCTTTCAGACCCCAACTTGCAGGCATCATACTAAACGGTAATTTTGTTTTCTTCTTCATATAATCTCTCTATTTAAATAGTATAACATCTTTATCCAACATCTGCAACCAAAGTAATTGATTTAATAATACAAGTCTGTCTACTTGGTCTGCCAAAACTAATTGGTATAACTTTGTCGCCTCTGCCTATAGTAGTAAATCCGCCCCAAGGCACAAATACAATTTTTCCTGCAAATTGAAGTCCAGAACAAAAATATAATTCTATATCATATTCTTGTTTTCTAGCAGTTCTAACTCTAATTACATTGTTATTTTGTATAGAATAACCTCTAATGCTTCTTACACTAATATTTCTAACTTGTAGGTCTTCTTTAGTTACAGCAATACCGTGTTCGGTATAACCAACAATACCTATTGGTTCTTCTGTTGTGCTATAAAGTATTTCTGATTTTTCTGCTTTTGTTTCAAATGCCACCATCATAAAGAACATTACTAGTGCTACTATTAAAAACGGACTCATATTAATTAAAAAGTTTTTATCGTGTTCGTTCATATTATTTTCCTATTGCGTTACCGTATATGTGTACGTGAACTCTGCTTGTATAATTGTAGCCACGTTGTATGGCTTCGTCGGCTATACTTGCCTCTGTTTGTACTAAGCCTTCAAAGGT